TCTTTCTCGGTGATGACGATCATATCTTTAGCTTCTTGAGTGGTAAGTTCTGGCTTTAAAAGTGATGTTTTCATAACTAATCCTTCCGTTGTAAGAGGCGGGCAAAAGCACCCGCCCCACTGTTAAACCACAATGATTAGCCGCTGGCAATATCTTTGTTAGATGCCGATTTGATCCGATAGATCTTATCATAGCCATGTTTACGCTTGCCCGTTGGCCGTGCTTCGATTTCGTGACCATGCTGCTTAAGACGCCAGAACGAGTTGTGGACACTGTCACGACTCACCGACAAGTTCCCCGCAATGGTGGGAACCGCGATGAATCCCTTTTCCAGATATGCCAAAATCCGCACATCGGTCTTGGTAAGCTTAAACCATCTCGTAGTTGGTTTCCCTGCAATGTGATCATCGACCGCAAGCGGGTTACCATGCATATCGGTTTCGTTACCAGTTGCCAGAGTTCTCGCGCCGCTGTCCTGATCGATCCTAACACCTTGATGCTGGTAGTCTTGCGGCAAGCCACCGCTGCGTAAAGCTTTAAGCACCCGATCACGTTCACAACGCCGGAAGTAGTCCTCGAAATTGTCGTGTAGATCTTTGAGTTGGTTCATTAGGTTTGTTGGTAGTTTGTCCATTGGTTTTTCCCTTCGTTTAACCAAATATTGCTAATATAATCAGGACCAATAAAACGATCCAGACCAGTTTGAACACAGATGAAATAATTTCTTCCATGTTAAGCCGCCAGTTCTAGATTCCGCCAAGCCGCCCCATCGACGATCTGACGGACCTGATCCGCTCGACTGTATCGCTTGCATTCATTCCGGCCTTGATCCCGCGCATCTGGTAAATGCGTAGACCAATGCGTCAAGGCATTGAACCCAGCCCACAAGGTTGATCCCAATTCCTTCTTTTCCTCACTGAACCTTTCAAGCATCCAATTTAGACGCCTTTCGTTCACCGACAATTTCTCATCGACTGCTGCAGCCTTCGTGTTTTTCTTGCAAATAGTGTCCTTGAGGATGCCAGCAAAAGCCCGATCTGTAAGTGGGGATTTACGCCACAAGGTCATCTGTTCGTTTTGGTTTTGCCACATATCCAAGCCCATTGTCGCCTTTTCGATCATCGCTTCCGGTGACAATGCGCCCCTATGAACCCGCCGCTGGTGGTAGGCCTTTTCCCCGCCGAACACCAAAGTATTCCGGCATAGATCCCGATAGGCACCGGAAAAGATCTGAAAAGCCCAAGACATATCGACAGAGTTGAAGATATCCATCCGGCAGCGCACCACATCCGGTTGACCTGATCTGGTGTCGTGTTGGCTTTGCATGTCGTTGAAGTGAATTGTCCGGTGAACCCGCGCCCCCTGCTCATAAATGCGATCCAAGACATCGACATCATCTAAGGGAATATTGCTATCTCGCAATATTTCAGCCTGTTGTGCGAATAGTTCATCGTGCGGAACAAGCGCATATGTTTTGCCGACTGGCCTCACATTGAGCAAGGCACCCGTCGCCTTGTTCTGCAATGCGTGGAAGTCATTTATTCGGGTTGGTTCGACAAGTTCCCGTATTACTTCACCAGTTGGGGTCTTGTCCGGTGTGCTGGTCAATGCCTCAATCGGCACCCGCCGGATCTGGCCAAATCTTTCGTATAGGCTGACATCGTCAATGTCTTTGTGCCTGACCTGTACAACCCGATCATTGATATCTGCGGAATCCACCGCCCGTTGTGGGATTAAATCTAACATAGTTTTTAGTCCTTCCTAGTTGTTGTCCCGCTGCCGACTGGCTGCGAGTCCCTAAACACTAGCACACAGATGCTAGTATTTGAACAGATGGACAAAACTTTTTTGTCGCACCCGAAAAATGATCGACTAGCCCCGCGACTCGCTGCCGATCCGATCACCCCGTCACCCTGCCCCCGAACCAATAGGCAGAAACATCCAAGCAATCCCCAAACAATGAAGCAATGCGCTGACAATATTTTGAAGCAATGCGCTGACATTATTTGATCCCGTACCGATCCCGCCAGACCCGCCAAGTGATAGCCTGTAGTTGATAGGGCATAATGTCGATTTGTTGCGCGGCGTCCTTATATGCATTTTGCAGACCGCGATATTCACGGACACCGATATTGGTCCGGTCATCAGTCAATCCGATCCGCTCATTGTAAGCAATGTTTCTTGCGTGACCATCGATTGTCACGTTGAACTCGCCCATGATGTCACAGAAAAAGGATGTTATTTTCTGCCCCTTGAGCATCCTTTTTGCGCCGTCATAGTCAGGTTTGACCGCGAGAATGTCCCAAGCCTTGTTCTTCATTTTGTGGTAAGTACACACTTTCACGGAGTCGATGTCATCACCGCGAATAAACGCACCAATTAAAGCGTCAGCGTTGACAATATTCCTTGTCCACTTGTTGTTAGGTGACAACGCAGAAATAACAGCGACGACAATATACACTGGCACGTCATATTTTACGCCGATATCATATGCTGCATCGTAGGCGTTACCATACCAAGCCATACCGCCATCAAACTGTTCTGGCGTAGCGTCGAGATAGCAGTGCGTTATGTTGCTGATCATTTTTGGTTGGGATAGTTTTGTCGGGCGTTTCATGGCGTGACCTCAATATTCGCTGTCGTTTCGATCCAGACTTTAGCACCACAAGAAAGCGGTTTATCTGGTGAATAAACGACTGTAGACTCACCAAGTATTTTGACAGCGTGACAGTAGATATTGTCGCGGCTGGTCTTCACGGTGATGACTGGGTCATTCTTGTCATTCTTCGCATTGCTGCGAATCACGTGCTGATTTATGTGGATTCGCTTTTTCATCGGTTCGGTCCCTTCGTTGTTAAAAACAATAACAGGAACCTATCACCACCGATTATCGGGGTCAATAACTAATTTACCCTGCCTCTTCAAGTGCTCCAAACCACAAGAGGGACACAGATATCCCGCACCCCCCGTGGTTATCATCGCTGGCTCACCACACTTGTTACAAGAGTATTTGGCTGACAAAGTTGTGAGTTTACGGCTGACAATATTTTGATTGACAAAATTTAGCCTGACAATATTTGAAGCTGACATTATTCTGGTGGCCCATCGTTATCAAACAAGTCGCCTTGTATGGCACGTTCCACATCGTTGTAAACCTCGACAGCAGACTCACCGTGTTTTTCCATCCACTCTTCGCGTGACATTTCTGCGGCGTCCTCTTGCATCTCAATCAGCCAGTCCTTGACTCTACCCATCGTTCTCCCCCGTAAAGTTGCCTTCAAAAATAAAACCTTCTTCTTTGGTGTCTAAAATTTCTTGTAACCTGACTCTCAACTGTTCGTGCAGTGTCGCGGGGTCTACTCCTTTGGGTGCTTTTACACTGACAATATTATCCAACGAAAAATCATACGCTACTAAATCACCCATCACTGCACCTCCACTGTTGTACACTCACACTCATAGTTGTCGTTTATCATCAAGCCATCGTCTAGTTCTTTGCAACACGCCTCTTCGACAGCCTCCTCATCATTTCTTGCGCTGACAAAAAACTCATAGTCTTGTTTGACAGTCAAGACAACACGGTACATACGTTCTGACATTACGTAAACCTCCCTATCAATCCAATTACAAAGTGGTAGAGCATCCAGACTATGCTGGCCCATATACACACAAACAAGAGCATCTCAATGCCATCATGCGTGAGGTAGTAGTGTCTTGCTTTGTGCCAGCACTTAATCATGTAGCTACTTCCTCACTGTGTGCGGCCTGACATTTGGCTCTAGCGTCATCCCGCATCTTGCGGACTAACTCCATATCTCCCTTCACGTCATGTGCTTTGTCCTCTAAAAGGTAAGCAATCTCATCGGCAAAGTCATCATCGCTACTTCTAAACCAATCAGCCCAGTGTTCTAGGGACTGGACAAATGATGCCTGATTTTCCTCCTTCTTTTGTTTGAGGTGTATATTCCACGAAGACATATTGTCACTGTTCCATGCTATATGAACAGCGTCTTCATGTGCTGCGTCATAATCGTTACCCTCACACTCAAATGTGTACTCCACACACACTGTGGCTTGCCATAGCTTACTCATTTCACGTCCTCCCCAAATACCCAATCAGCCCACGGCTTTGTATTGCCTTCAGCATCTTTAGGTGGCTTGAAATCAAAGATGGTATACAGAGCGTATATCATGTCATCCATCTGTTTTAGTTGAGACACCTCTACGTCACGGCAATCATCAATGTAGTTGACAATATTCCTGAGTTGATTGGTGATCTTGAGCACCCTTCTACGATCTTCCTGTTTGATATGCATCTTTCAATCCTTCCTGTTGGTTGGTACACATAAGCCATACAGGTAACCAACAGGGATGTCAACACAAAAAGAAACGGGGCCAAGAAATAAATCCCAGCCCCGCTTCCCACAACAACGAAGGAGTTCCCTACGATCTACCAACCTCGTAAGGAATACCTAGTTTTACCAAACGCGGATAGTTGGCGTCAAGCCACTTTTTACAGTCGTCCCTATTTTTTCCGACATACACAGTGACAAGGCGTAGATAGTCTAGCTTCTGTTTGCTTTTAACTTGTTCTTTGTTTGTCTCTCCGATACGTACGGAAGATACAGGAGCGACAACCTCCCACCTCCAACGATTGACAATATCAATCTCCAACGGTTTGGTCTTTAAGCTATCTTTCATCTTCCCCCCCTATAGGAAAACACACAAGTTTTTCATTTACGGTGACAATATCCCAGTCACGCACAGTCTTCTCGTAGTAACATTCAGTCATGTGAGCATAGGTGTCTACAACCTCTACGGATATTTCACCATTAACGCTCGTCAGGAAGATCAGAATCCACTTCATCTTCTAATGCCTCCAAATACACATCTATAGCATCTCGTATCAAGTCTGCTACAGCTACTTGTTCACGACTAGTCTTTTGCATCTTACTAGATACAGCAGCTAGTCTGTCATACTGTTCTGTCTTTAGTAACAGATTGTATGTCTTAGTAGGTTCAACTATCTTGAAAGGTCTTGCCATCTTCTATGTCTTTCTTAGCTTGTTTATCCTTTTGTTTGTTACGTTTATCTTCTACAACACGTTTACCAAACTTAGGTAGTAACTTAGCTATGGGATTAATTTTATTAACTTTTTTCATAATAATATAATCCCTAAAGGTTAGTATTCTTATTGGTGTAAACCAGTTGTCAAGACTGGTCAACAAAAAAATGCAGTTGACAAGATTATTCGTATGGATTATCTGTAGTCATTGTCTTTGACAAACAGGGGACTGACATGAAATCACCGAACTGGTTACAGGGCTATGTCGAGGGCTTGGAGTTTCCTAGCCTGACAAAATATAGATCAGACTGCCCCGTGTGTGGCAAGAAGAACACCTTCAGCGTTACAGATGATGGACTCAACCGTATGTGGCACTGCTTCCATGCAGACTGCAACGTGTCAGGACGCACTGGTGTTACCTTGTCAAGAGAACACGCTAAGAAGGCGTTGAGTCGGGCGCGGTCCTTGAAGACCGCCACGCCCTCCTCATCCCGTACTAATTACACTTACGAGATACCAGACACATTTGTTAGTGTTTCCCGTAGCTTAGATGCTGAAACGTACGTCAAACGAGTCAATGCGTACGATGCGTATTTGGCTGGACGGGTTGATATACGCTTTGATTTCAAGCGAAACAGAGCGGTGTTTCTTGTGAAACATGGCAACAGGGTTGTAGATGCAACAGGGAGATCACTCAATGGCAGAAATCCTAAATGGTATCGTTACGGAACTAGTCACTATCCTTTCGTATGTGGACATCATAGCAATGCTGTTGTGGTAGAGGATTGTGCTAGTGCATGTGCAATAAGCAATATTGTTACTGGAGTAGCACTGATGGGGACAAGTTTATTACCCCAGCACTTGGCTACACTGTCTAATTACCCGAACTTTTTTGTAGCACTCGACAAAGATGCCACTGACAAAGCTGTTGACATGGTTCGTGTCTTACGTAGTGTTGCACCGACAAAGATGATGATACTGAGAACTGATTTGAAAAACATGGACAAGGACGAACGGGATGACTTCATACGATCCTATATCAATCGATAAACAGATATTGGGCTTCTGCCTCAACCACAAATTCTTTTCGGAGGTGCTGAACATCGTCAACCGCGATATGTTCAGCCGTGAGATGCGTGACGTGTTCGACGTTATCGTTCACTCGCACACGAAATACGAGAACGACATCACAGTGGGTGAACTATCTGTGCTGTTCAATGATCGCAACCCAGCCATGCCTGACAGTTCGCGGGAGAAGTCACAAGAACTGATCCTCAGTCTAGACTGTGGTAACCCTGCCAACACAGAGATGCACATGGACATGGTGCGTAACTTCTGGCTGCGTGACCGTGCGCGAATCATCGGCGAGAAAGCCATAGAGATATTTACAGGCGAGAGTGAAGACTTCGGTGAGTTACGGTCCTTGATTGAGGACATAGAGGATGGGCGTATGTCTGACCGCACGACATACGAGAAGATCACAGCAGACTTGGGTGAACTGCTTGAGGATCACGGGGGAGAACCCGACTTCCCTTTTGAGTTCAACCTGATTAACGAGCGTGTGGAGGGCATGGACAGAGGTAACTTGGGTATAATCTTTGCTCGTCCGGAGGTGGGCAAGACTACTTTCTGTTGCTTTCTTGCCGCTAGTTACATCAGGGCGGGATACAAAGTAGTATATTGGGCTAACGAGGAACCAGCAGAACGCATCAAGTTGCGCTTGATACAGTCGTACTTCGGCATAACTCGCAAAGAACTTGAAGACAACAAGCAGAAGTACATACCGATTAGTCTAGAATTGATAGAACCTAATCTAGATGTGATGATGGCTATCGGCATGAGCATCGAAGAGGTGGACTCGTACGCCAAACTGAACAAGCCCGACATCATGTTCTGCGATCAGCTTGACAAATTTCGTGTGTCGGGTGAATACAATAGGGGTGACGAGCGACTCAAGGAGACTTACGTGAACGCACGGGAGATAGCTAAACGTAACAAGTGCCTTGTGTGGGCTGTCAGTCAAGCAAGTAACGATGGACATGATCGTCTGTTTATCGACTACAACATGATGGACAATTCGAAGACGGGTAAAGCTGGTGAAGCTGACATGATCATCGGCATAGGTAAAACGGGGGCGAGTGATGTTGACAATGTGGTAAGACACATTTGCATATCTAAGAATAAAATAAACGGATGGCACGGGCCGATAGACGCTAACATCGACATACAACGAGGAGTGTACTACTGATGAGCAACCATCAAAACGAAGAGATCAAAGAGAACCTGTACGATGAAGAGTATCATCGTTTAGAGAAGAAGTATCCACAACTGAATGCAGCGTCTATAGCTACACTCGCACGGTACTTCGCAACGAAACGATGGGAGGAGATGGGTGACTAATAAGTCAGCAAAAAGAATAGGAGACATAACTGAACTTGAATTGTGCCATCATTTTTTGGATCAAGGTTTAGAAGTGTACAGAAACGTGTCATCTACTGGGCCTGTTGATTTTATTACCCTAGATACAGAGTCAGGAGAAGTAGCTCTGTATGACAGTAAAACCGTAGGCGTAAGAAAAAACGCAAAAGGAGAATCTGTTGTTCATGTAGGTTATTTAAGTGACATACAAAATAAACTGGGAGTGAAGCTGGTAGCGAAATATGATGGCATGATATTAAATGAAGAAAAGGTGATTTTATGAATGTCCTCACGTTCGATGTGGAGACAACCCACACACACAAACCATCGGGGGGCACGACTGCTCTACCCTACTTTGGTAATCGTTTAGTTTCAATAGGTTACAAGTGGTCTGACGAAGAACAGGTGTTCTACGACTGCTACTACCACGAGACTGAGCCGCCCACACCAAGCGCGGCACAAGACTTTCAGACTGCGTTGGACTACGCAACTGTGCTTGTCGGACAGAACATCAAGTTTGACTTGCAGTGGATACGCGACTGTGGATTTGTATACGAGGGGTTTATCTATGATACTATGGTTACAGAGTATGTTCTATCGAAAGCGCGGAGATGGCCTCTTGGACTTGCTGCTCTCGCAAAAAAGTATAACACGGTGCAAAAGGAGAAAGACCTTGTTCAGCCGTATTTGGACGAGGGTAAGACGTTTTATGAGATACCGTGGGAGATAATCAAAGAGTACGGCACATCTGATGTTGCGGCTACAGAAGAGATAGCGTACAAACAACTTGACGTGCTAGGCACAACATTCGAAGGAATCTACAGTGAGCAATTTGGTACCAACACTACGCCTATCGTTTGAGATGGCTAACACACTGTCGCGTATCGAACGCAACGGATTGCGTGTAAATCTAGAGACACTCGCAGAGATAGAACGTCAGTATCAGGATGAACTAGATGCGTTAGAGTTACGCCTCAACGACATGGCTCGTGAGGCTATGGGTGACACCCCTATCAGTCTAACCAGTCCCGACGACAGGTCTATGCTCTTGTACTCCCGCAAGGTTAAAGATAAGAACACGTGGTCCGCTGTCTTCAACTTGGGCATGGAGCAGCGTGGGGCTACGATGAAACCTAAACAGCGCACCCGCATGACCAAGAAGGACTTCAAGGCACACGTAAGTAGCAAAACAGATATCATCTTCAAGACAGAGGGGCAACGATGTCCGACTTGTCTAGGCTTTGGTCGTGTTCGTCCCGTGCGTAAAGACGGCACACCAAGTAAAGCGTTGCGTGTGTGTAAGCAGTGCGGCGGCAAGGGCGTAGTCTATCGTTCGACAGGAGAGGTTGCTGGGTTCAAAATCATACCACGTAACGTACGTGACGTTGCATCGGCAGGATTCAAGACGGACAAGGAAACTCTCGCTGAAATACGAGATACACTCAGTGGCCCCGCCCGTGAGTTTGCAGATGCGTACGTTAGATACAACGCACTCCGAATGTACTTAGGAACTTTTGTAGAGGGTATGAAAAACAATGTGGACGACAAGGGACTCATCCACCCTGAATTTATGCAGTGTGTTACGGCGACGGGTCGCCTTTCGTCTCGCAATCCTAACTTTCAAAATATGCCACGAGGTAACACATTTGAGATCAGGAAGGTTGTCGAGAGTCGCTTTCAAGGCGGCAAGATTATCGAAGGTGATTACTCGCAACTGGAGTTCAGGGTAGCGGGGTTTCTTGCAAGGGACAGTCAGGTGTATATTGATGTAGGGCAAGGCACAGATGTGCATAGTTACACTGCCAGCGTGATAGGTTGCTCTCGTCAAGAAGCGAAGGCACATACCTTCAAACCACTCTACGGTGGCACTACGGGCACAGAGGACCAACAACGCTACTACAGAGCCTTCAAGGATAAGTATGAGGGAGTAACCAACTGGCACGATCACCTCCAGCGAGAGGCCGTAGAAAAGCGTGTAATCACCCTTCCAAGTGGGAGACAGTATGCTTTCCCTGATGCGCGGTGGACTAAGTACGGAACGGCTACATATCGCACCAACATCTGTAACTACCCCGTACAGGGGTTCGCTACAGCGGATCTATTACCTATCGCTCTTGTCGAACTCGACGGATTCTTCGCAGAAAATAACTTACAGTCTGTGATATGTAACACCGTGCACGATTCGATTGTTATTGATGCACACCCAAGTGAAATAGATATCTGTATCAAGTTGATGCAGGAGGCTATGCTGTGTTTGCCGCACGAAACAAATCGTCGTTACAACGTGATTTATGATATGCCTGTCGGCATCGAAATAAAAATGGGCGATAATTGGCTTGACTTACAAGAAGTCGATTTGTAATATCATTCTACAACCCTAGAAACAGGAGATGGATATGTTAGGGACAGAAGTGTTGGAAGTTGAAAAGGATCTCGACAGCATAGTGTCAGCTATGACCTCAGAGGACATAACTGAGATTATGAAAGTTACTGGTCAAGGGACCACGTCATCCGAAAAGGTTGGGCTACCGCGACTCAGTATAAACTACGATCAAGAAACAGAAGATGGCATGAACCTCAAACGAGGGGATTGGAAGATGTATCTAGATGGCAGGTTCGTCTACGCATCGGAAGTTGTCTTGCGGACTCTGATACGTACCTTTGAGTATAGTATGTGGGATGCAGAGTTGAATGAAGGTAAGGGTGGCTTCTCGTGTAAGTCTATCCAAAAGACTTCCTTCGGAGGTGCTTTTCCAGACACTGAGGGCGGTGATAAGTGTGGTCGTTTGTCGAGGGATGAAGAAAACGCCCTAGACAAAGATGATCCACAATACTTGTCGAGTCGTGCAGTTGTCTGTAATCAGGTGATGTACGGGCATATTAGTGGTGCTTTTCGTGAAGCAGACGGTACGCCTGTAGATGTGGTGAATGAGCCAGTTGTGGCGTACTTCAAACGGTCAGGCTTCAAGCCTATTGCTGATTTCGTTTCGTCGCTTGCGAAACAGAATAAGTTGATGGTCTTGACTGAGATGAAGTTGACTACAAGCAAACAGAAGAAGGGTAGTGTAACTTATTGGACTCCTGTTCCCTCCTCTGCTGGTGTCGTTAAAACTTTGACTGATAAGGACAAAGACTTGATGGCTAACTTCGCTGATACAATCAAAGCCCACAACGATACGGTTATGGGTGAACATCGTGAGGCTGTAAAGCTGATCTCTAGCGGTGACGACATAGATCTTGCCGCTGAGTTCAGTAATGCTGCTTCTGGTTAAACTCCAAGACTATCTAAATAAAGTTGGGCAGGGGGACGTAAATGTCTCCCTGTCTAGTTTGGCGCAGTTCACAAAAGACTGTAAAGAATCCGCAGCCAAACAAATATCTAAGGACGACAGAACGTATCGAATACGTATGTCTGGTTTAGGTAGACACTTGTGTCAACAAATCCTAGAAAGGGATGGACACAAAGAAGAGCTACCCTACAACGCTCCCACTCGTTTTTGGTTTGGTGACTTATCAGAAGCTATGCTGATGTGTATCATGCGCGAAGCTGGTATAGATATCGTTGATTTCCAAAAAGAAGTAGAACTAGAAATAGCTGGTCACAAGATACGGGGCACCCTCGACGTTATCATACGAGACGAGTCTGGTGTCGAAAAGGTGTGGGACATCAAGTCCGCTAGTGACTGGGCTTTCAAGCACAAGTTCGGATTCGGTGGCTACGACTCTATAAAAGAGGATGACCCATTTGGTTATGTGATGCAGGGGTACTTGTACGCCACTGCTATGAATATGCCGTTTGGGGGCTGGATCGTCATAAACAAATCTGGTGGACAGATTGCTGTGGTCGATGCCCCAGAGTGGCAAGATGAAGACCGTGTCAAATACATGGCGGATGCTGAAGAGCGTGTCAAATTCTTGACAGACCCAAAGTCGAAGCCTTTCAAGCCTTTTCCAGATGAGTTCGAAACATATAAGGACGGCGGTATATTTCGTACGGGCAACAAACTTATGCCCAAACCTTGCGGATTCTGTGGGCACAAGTTTCACTGTTGGCCCAAAGCTGAGATACACGGTAAAGTTACATCGAAAGCTAAGTTTCCCCCGTTAGTTTGGTATACACGGCTCAAGAAGAGGGAGCTATGATATGCCATACCTATTCGTTAGGGACTACGAAGTAGATCTGATGGACATGAACCCTGACCTATATCACGTCTATGTAGAGTCATCTAGAGGCGAAGGCGGGGACAGAAAGTTGGTGTATATCAGACAAAGTCAACGAGGCTTACCTATGTGCTTGCGTGAGAATCACAGCGAGACAGGAACCTTGTCTTTTCAAACAGAGAAGCGAGATATATTGCATCTCGAATCGGAACTATCTAAGATATCTAAAGTGTCACAATCAGGAGCCAACGTATGCGTCCCGCTGATCCACTTGACAAACGAACTTTCTATCCTAGAAAAACAATCCCCAAAGGTCGCAGGGTACGTGCTAAAAAGAATGGGATCGATAGGAATGCAACTGTGAAGAGATCACAATTTAGGTCTAACTTTGAACTGAACATGGCTAAGTCGTTGGCTAGAAAGTCTGTGCCTTACGAGTATGAGTCAACAAGATTGACCTATGTGCCCAAACCAAGAACGTATACTCCAGACTTTTATTTGCCTGATCAAAAGATATTCATCGAAGCAAAGGGTTACTTCGACAAAGGTGACAGAGTGAAGATGCAGCTTGTAAAGGAACAGTATCCTGA